TATCGCCCTCTTTCGTGGCCGGAGAAATTTGCAGTGCTTTCGGATCAAAATTCTTCCCTGCCTGATTGGCCCGGTTTATTTCATCAGCTGTATCACCAAAGGCTTTCGCTACCGCACCCTGCACCTGCTCGAGGGACCATGATTTTTCAATGAGTTGGTCATGAACTCCCATCGCCGTGAGCATGTTGTTCGTGAGCGTTCGAGTCGCCTCTGACGCGGTTTCTTCTGTCCTGGATAATTTATCCTTTGCAGCCTCAAGGTCTCGCGTCTTACGCGCCAAATCATCAGACACTTCAGCTTGTTGCCGGGCAAAGTCTGCGCCCTGCCCCATAGATTCAGCAACCTTCTGGGCGGCCGGGGTAAAGTTCTGGTATCTGTCTCTCAGCGAGTCAACTTCACTTTGCAGATCGGCAACAGCCTCTTTCTGAGCTCGAATAGAATTATTTGCATCTGCAATTGCCCCACGCAGCTGCGTGTTTGACATTGCATTCATGGCAGCATTTAGCTTATCCAGACCATCAGCGAAGGCGATAGCCTCCTCTTTTGCCTGCTGGGCTTTCTGCCAGAAATAGAAGATAGCTCCGGCAGCAAGCATAGCCGCCCCAGCTGGACCACCTATAAGAGCAAGCGCACCGCGAGCCATTCCGATACCAACGGACGCTGCACGAGCAGCTGTCGCCGCACGGGCCGACGCTGCAGCCTGGGCAGTTTCAGCCTCCGCAAGAGCAAGAGATGCGGTAGTAGCCCGTGTTTTTGCGGCCACAAGAGCATCCATTGCCAGCATCTCTGCAGCGCTACCTTTTGCCACGTTATATTCAGCCTGGGCCAGCGCGAGAGAAGATAGAGCAGCCTCTTTATCAGCAAGAGCCTTACGCTGAACAGAATTAGCAGCAACCAAAGCAGCCTGTGCCGTCTGATTGTCTGCTACGACCTGCTGACGAGATGCTGCGATATCTGCAATTTTCGCAGAGGTGGCCATGGTCAGAGCGCCGACATATCGCGCGCCCATAACACCTGCAACAATGGTCAGAGTAGCGCTGAGAACGTCCAGGTTTTCACTGAGTGTAATAACTGAATCACTGAATATTTTGACGCCAGTTTTTACAGTGGCATTCTCGCCAAAGAACTTCGTGATGTTGTTGTTGGCAATTTCAAGAGACTGGCTGATCGTTGCAGTAGTTTTAGCGAACTCCCGTCCAATTTTATCGCCCTGAGAAAGCAACCCATTCACGATCACATCAGTGGTTAACTTGCCCTCTGCAGCCATGTTTCTGAGCGCCCCAATGCTGACATTCATAGAGTCAGCAAGAGCAATCATGAGCCGGTTACCCTGCTCGTTCACAGAGTTAAATTCATCACCTCTTAAAGCTCCGGACGCCAGCCCCTGAGCAAGCTGAATGATTGCGTTGCTTGCCTCCTCGGCTGTTGACCCTGAGACCACGAAGCCCTGGTTAATAATGGTTGTCAGCCTGGTAATGTCCTCAACACTGACACCATAACTCCGTGTTGATCGCTCGAGACGTGCATAGAGAGTGGCCGTGGCATCGAGACCTGAACGAGTCTTTTGAGAGATATCAAAAACACGCTCGGTGACATCAGCCAAGGTCTCAAAAGGAGGTACGGAATCCCTGACGGCGTTTGCCAGTTTATTACTCAGGTCCTGCCACGCCTGGGCATATGCGCCAACCTGCTGGACAGAAAGAGCTGCTATGAGCGCTTTCGCGACGCCAGTTAAGCTGGACATAGTGCCTTCAATCGAGGACAGGGATCGCTCAGTGCGGTTTAATCCCGCCTCAAGACGACCCATGCTACCGTTGAGCCCATTCAACGCGGCATCAATATCCCGGCGTCCCTGAAGGATCCCGGCGGTGTCCATGTCAACTTCATAAACAATTTTTCCAGCGCTGACAGTACCAGCCATAATCTATTCTCCGGGCAATAAAAAACCCCGCCTGAGCGAGGTTACTGTAATGAACAGCTCATGCCGCCTGCTGAGCCATCGACACTCTTCTTGCTTTTTTGGCTAAATAATCCTCTGATATTGAGTCATATTCTTCCCTGGTAAACCCTTTTTGGTCAGGGTATTTGGCGGCAATTAAATACTGAAACTCCGTCATGGTAAGCTGTTCCGCCTCATTGCGGCTCATGCTGAAATGATTTCTGGCTGCGCTGATATACTCAAATGCATTAAATTCTTTCGTGGTACCGGTATTCTCATGGCGCTGGAGTTTTCTTACCCTGGCTTTTCCGATAATGCCGTGTGTTATGAGTGATTGGGCGATCACAATCATATCAAACTCGTCCATTGCTCCACGCCGCAGCTTGAATGGCTTTCCTTTGGTTTTGGCTATGCATAGCTCACCGATCAGTGGTGTTACATCTGTGTCGCAACAGGATGAAAGCACCGTCATTGCAGCCATTATTGCCTTTCTTCCATAACTGGTAGTTCTTATGTGCTGAACAAGCCATTCAGGAACGGCGCCATAAGCATCGATAGCTGACATGAGAAGAACTGATATCTCATCATGATGAAGGTCATAAAAAGCGCGCACGATATCTTCTGGCTCGCCTATTCGAGTTATGTTGATAAACGATGGTCGGAAAAAATATTCCTTATCACCAGCGGCGATCAGGAATTCGCCAATTTCTTTTAATGGGATCATGGTAAATTCCGTTTAGCGGTCATTATCAAGGGCAGCACGCCGCCCTTTGGAATGTCCGTTAGGTAACGGTAACCGTATGCACGGCCACAAAGTTGCCGTCTTCGGTGTTGATGATGATCTGCGCGCTGCCGGTGGCAATGCGATTCACCGTGACGGTTGTGCCGGATGCTGTAGCAGTGGCTTTGGTTGGATCGGTTGATGCAACGGTGAAGTCTTTATTGGTTGCGCCGGTTGGTGCGATATTCACCGTGAAGGTGCTGGTACCGCCAGCCGCGCCGGTGCTGGTTGCCGGGGTTACAGTTACGCCAGTCACCGCAACCGCAGTCAGTTCGTTCACTTCGATGGTGGTTGCATCGCCGACTTTGAACTCGGTGGAGAACGTGACGATGTCGTTGGTGCCGCCGTCAGAGCTCAGCGCCGTGATGTTCATGTAGCCGACGAATTCGACCGGACCGTAATCCATTCGAACCCACATACCAGGCTGGCGCTTGGCCTTCAGCTCGTCAGCGAAATACTTGATGAATTTGCCGACACCGTACTGATCCAACTTGTCCTTCTTGCGTACTTCACCTTCAAAACTCAGGGTGAAATCACTGTTAGTGATGATGGTCTCGACATAGCCGCCGCCGTCATCTGCATCAGAGGTAACCGAGTTCGGGTTGAAGTCGAAGCCCTTAGACGTACCAGCGGCCAGCGCCATCCACTCACCTTCTAGTGGCTTGACGTCCGGGCAGCCATCGGCGACTTCCAGCACGACCGCACCGCCGAACAGGCGCTCGTTCGAGTTCTGGCAATTAGCCATGTGAAACTCCTCTTTGACGTATAAAAGAAAACCCGCCGAAGCGGGTTATTTGTTGGGGATGGCTATTCGCCGTAAGTACAGGCGAACTGGAGTCGGAAGACTATTCGCCCTTCTTCTGTGAGCACCGGCGCGGGAATTGCGCCCATGTTCTGGATGTAACCGACGCACTCGTCAGCCATGGGGTTGGTCTGGACGTAATCGACGATGCGCTGCACGGCATTGAGCGCGTCTTTGCGCTTATCTTTTGCGCCTACGACATCGACCAGAACGTGGTATTCAGAGCCCAGATTGGTTCGGATATTCGATCCGCCATTGGGCCTAAACACCATGATCGCCTTCGACAAATCGCCCGGGTCGTCGTACATCAGCTGCTGCACCGTGAAGCCGGTCGTTAGCCCCGCGTCGCCGAACATGTTGCGCACCCGCTCGTGCATCATGGGTGTCATAGTGAAAGCTCCTTACGCACAACATCATCGATGGCAGAGCGCTCCTCTTCAAATCCAAGGGTGAGGAATTCTTTTTTAGCAGTTGAGCGACGGAAAATCTGCGGGTTGGCCGGGTCGTGAACATAAACGGCATAGTTGGTCGAGTAACCAACCCTGCCTGTGATTAC